ATTAGTTCAAAGGTAAATTAGACGAAAGCACTCAGCAGTAGCAGGGTGCTTTTTCTGTGTAACAAAATAATTATGTAATTTAGACCATGATTAAAACGTGGTCTTTTTTTATGCCCAAAATCGGCTTAAGGCGATTAAACTGTGACGAATACTTACTCCGGCAAGAGTGATAACTGCCATGCGTGACTGCGATTAAAGTCAAGAAAGGATGGAAACTATGGAACTGAAAGATGTGTTAGGAGAAGAACTGTACAAACAGGTGCAGGCGAAGATTGATGAGCAGAACTCGAAGGAAGAGGACAAGCTCAAGCATGTTCGATTTGCGGATCTGTCGGAAGGAAATTACATCAGTAAAGAGAAGTATGATTCCGAAACCGAGAGATTGAATGGTCTGATCAACGGCAAAGACACGGAGATTGGCAACGCAAATAAGCTCATTGAAGAACTGAAGAAGGCTTCCAAGGGTGATGAAGGTATGCAGCAGAAGATTTCAACGTATGAGACGGAGAATGCCCGCTTGCAGCAGGAACTGGAAGAGACAAAGGTCAGCTCCGCTTTGAAAGTCGCTTTGTTATCAGCCAAGACGGATGATACCGATTATATGACCTTCAAGATCAAGGAGATGCTGAAAGAGAAGGGCGAAGAGCTCAAAATCGACGATGATGGCAACATCAAAGGATGGGATGATATGCTCACTACTCTCAAGACGCAGTTCCCAACACACTTTGAGAGTTCTGAAGGTGGAAGTCGACAGATTATTGAGAATAAGCTGGACAAGGGAGATCCGGCTGGCGGTTCTGCAGAGCCTAAGGATTTAGCAGAAGCGCTGAAACAGCAGTATGAAGCCGCAACGAACGGCTAAGAAAGGAAAGGTGAAATACTATGGCAATGACATTAGAAGAAATGAAGAAGGGTATGAGCGATAAGGTATTCTCACAGATCGTGGATATCTTCCTGAGACAGTCTACCGTGCTCCAGATGCTTCCGTTTGACGATTGTGTATCTGCATCAGGCGGTGGCTCAACAATGAAATACAAGTATCTTAGAAAGGTGCTTCCAGCTACAGCAGAATTCCGTAAGCTTGGCGGTTCTTATACAAACTCTGTAGCTACAAAGCAGGAGTGCGAAGCAAACCTTGCTATTATGGGCGGCGCTGTACAGATGGACAGAGTGCTTAATATGGTGGCAGGAAACTTCGACAACCTTGCATACCAGATTGAGGAACATATCAAGGCGATTGTTTCTCTATTCCACTATACACTGATCAATGGTGATGCAACTACAACTGCATCCACAGATCATCCAGAATTTCAGGGACTGGATTCTATGCTTGCAGGAACAGCAACAGAGTATGGAGCATCCAAGTCCATTGACTTGTCTACAATTGACAAGATCAAGGCAAATGCGGACGAGTTCTATGAAGCACTTTCGCTTCTGATCCAGACAACCGCTGCAGATGCTGTTCTTACGAACACAGAGATGATTACAAAGATCCAGACTGTTGCTCGTGTGCTCGGCTATAAGACAGAGAGCGAAGAAGCATTCGGAAAGCGTATTACAACGCTGGATGGTGTCAAGTTCGTTGACATGCAGAATCATTATACTGTGAGCGGAAGCGATGCGACCGCAAATTCGGTTGTAAAGAAGGGAATCAGCAGAAAGATCGGATCAGCAGAGACAGCAACAACAGGACTGACAGACATCTATACAGTCAAGTTCGATGTGAACGATGGTTTCCATGGCATCAGCTTGAATGGTGGTTCGGTTATCAACAAGTACCTGCCTGATTTCAGCAAGCCGGGAACAGTAAAGGACGCAGAGGTCGAGATGATCGCTGCAACCGTGTTGAAGAATACACAGCATGCAGGTGTACTTCGTAACATCAAGATTGCGTAAGCAGAGAGGATAGGTGATAAATATGCCAGCAAAGACAGAGACAAAGGCAGAAGAGACAAAGGCTGTAAAGTGGCTTGTAGTCGTTAACAATGCGCCTGCTTATTGCGGAGTTGGTGCCGGTGGCGTCCAGTTCGCAAACGGACAGGCAGTGATCGAGAGCGAGCGCATGGCATCTTGGTTTAAGGAACACGACGGATATACTGTCACAGAGCAGCAGTAAGGCGGTGATCATATGATTATGACCGTTGAAGAGTTGAAATCATATATCGATATTACTGCAAAGGATTCGGTGCTTGAAGCAAAGCTTCAGGCGCTGGAGCTCCTTATACGGAAGTATACAAATAACAACTTCCAAGACAGAAACAGACGATTTAATGCAGAGGTCAAGAGCGGAGTGCTACAGGGTGCATCGAATCTGTTTGCAGAGGGTGACACCGTACAAATATCGGAATCGTTGTATAACGATGGATTGTATGTGATTAAGGGCATTGATATGGACAATGCACATATGGATTTTGATGAGCCACTTTCGGATGAAATATGTGTACTTGTAACGAAGGTCAAATATCCTATGGATGTGAAGCTCGGTGTAGCCAATATGCTGAAATGGGATATCGAGAACCGGGACAAGGTCGGTATTCAGTCGGAGACACTTAGCCGACATTCTGTGACGTATTTCAACATGGATGGCGATAATTCGCTTATGGGATACCCAAAGTCACTTCTTGGATTCCTGAAGCCGTATATGAAAGCGAGATTTTAAATGGATGGTGATTAGATGATTGGCGGAAATATAACCGGTCAGATTCAGCTCTGTAAGACAGAGACGAATATCATCGGTTCATGCGATAAGACATGGGAGACTGTGGATGATATAACAGGGTATCTTGATCTATCGACAGGAGACAGCAAGTACACAACATACAATGCTAAGATTCAGGAATCTACGCACGTGTTCCTTGCAGACTATAAGAAGCTCGACAGCCGCATCAAGGCGGAGAACAGTCGGATGGTGATCAATGACAAGGTGTATGACATCATGGTGATTGACGATCCGATGGAACTGCATAAGCAGTTGGAAATCTATCTGAAATACACAGGAGGTCAGTAATATGTCCGATGTAGAGTTTGAGAACAATTCTATACGGATCAAGAAGGCAATCAGAGAAAAGGCGATTGCATTTCTTGAAGAAGCGGCAGGAGAAGTGCAGACGGCTGTACACAATGCATCCAGAGTAGATACTGGAGAGACAAGGGGTTCATACACTTATGTAGTCGATGAATCTGAATTAGAAGCAACAGTTGGATCTCCAGAAGAAAATGCCATCTGGGAAGAGTTCGGTACTGGCGAATATGCCGTGAATGGTAATGGTCGTAAAGGCGGCTGGTATTATGAGGATAAGAAGGGAAATGGACACTTCACACATGGTAAGACACCGAACAGACCGCTTGAAAAAGCCTTCAAGGCTACGAATGGTGCAATTCAGAATCGTGCAAATGAAATATTTGGAGAGTTGAAATAATGAGTATAGCAGCATTAAATTATGTTGGTGAACTAATGAAGTCCAGCGGGATTCCATACCAATTCGGAGAATGGGTTGGTGAAATACCAGACCGATATTATGTTGGAGAGTACATGGAAGATGATTCTCCGACAAAGGAAGAGGATGGAAGTCAGGGGGCAACATTTATATTGAATGGATGGACACGTGGGAATCCGATTCTATTTGAGCAGGACAAAGAAACAATAGAGAGATTCTTACCACAGTCACGCATGAATCAGGATGGTTCGTGTGTGGCTGTTTTTTATTCAAATGCATTTTCGGTACCGACCGGAGATGGGACATTGAAGAGAATTCAGATAAATTTGAGTATAAAGGAATGGAAGGTGATATAAATGGCAGAAAACACATGGAGAGAATTGTGTGTATCTGGTGTAACAGCGGATACGCCGAAGCGGATACTGTTGAATGCGTGTGTGCTGTACAAAAACTTTAAGTATGACACAAGCAAGAAGCTCTGGACAGGTACTTTGCTTGGTGCTACATCCGGCGGTACAAAGTTCACGATTGCTCCAGAGATTACAAATATCTCGGTGGATGGTGTGCTTGTTAATGCGAAGGGACTTGTGCAGAAAGTTGGCGAGACGGCAAAGGTTGAGACGAACATGGTCGAGCTTACAAAAGAATGGTTGAAGGCAACAACAATCGGACAGGAAGGAACGTCGGTAGATGAAACTATGGATGTGATTGAATCCAAGGCAACAATCGAAGACAGCGATTATGTCGAGAATTTTGCATGCGTCGGATATAAGACGAATGGCACACCAGTAATCGTATTGTTTGATTATGCGCTTTGTACATCCGGCTTGTCAGCAGACACAAAGAACAAAGAAGCATCAACAATTCCAACGACATTCGATTGCTATGCTGATCTCAAGGCAGGCGCTATGACGAATGTGCTTCCGTATCATATCTATATGCCGAAGGAAGTTGTTGAGAGTAATACAGTTGATCAGTTGCTGGATGATGCAGCGTAATACCGAATATTAGGAGGATAAGTAACTATGGAAAAGGAAATGACAACAGAAACAGAAGTAATGCAGGGAACAGTGGAGGAACATGTACAGGAAGAGAAAAAGCCATACACGCTTCGAACTCTGAAATCGAAAGATATCTTTCCGATGATGAAGATTATATCATCTGTCGGAATCAGCAAGTTTTCTGACTGCTTTTCATCGGATGCAACTAAGCGCCTGATAGAAAAATCGAAACAGAATCAGAATATCACGATGGAAGATGTAGAAGAGCTCGGTATGGGCATTGCATTTGAGATTGGCGATGTTATTCTGGAGAATCTGCCGAATGCTGAGAAATACATCTATCAGCTTCTCTCGAATCTGTCAGGTATGACAGTAAAGGAACTGGAAGATATGAATCCAGGAATGTTCCTTACGATGATTATGGATGTGGTCAAACAGAGTGGATTCGCAGATTTTTTCAAGGTTGCTTTGAAATCTATCGGGTAGGTGATTTAGAGTTTTGGGACTTGCTATTCAAGCGATATGCAAGTCCTTTTTTATTGATGGATGAGATGATTGCGACAGATCGTTTGGTAGAGTTTGTGGATTCTATAGTGAAGCGGACGAACAAGGATACCGAAGAGGATGTTCTATGGGAGTTCTTTTTGAACAAGGTGCAGGGAGAATCCTATGAGGATTTCGTAAATCGTGTACGTGATCAGGCATCATCTCAGAAATCACTATCTGACGAAGAAATCAAAGCGATGGTGGAAAATTCAATGAATGCATTCGGCATTGAATTGGTATAAGGAGAATGCGATGGAATTATTTAAGATCTTTGGACGAATTGCACTCAAAGGTCAGGCAGAAACTGAGGATGGTTTAGATTCTGTTGCGGGTAAGGCATCCGGCGTAGGACAAGCTCTTCTGAAGGGCATTGGAACATTTGCAAAGTGGGGCGCTGCGGCGGCAACGGCAGCAGCAACAGCAACGGCGGCACTTGTGAAGAGTGCTGTGACGGCATATTCGGATTATGAGCAGCTTGTCGGCGGTGTCGAGACGCTGTTCAAGGATTCAGCAAGTGAAGTACAGAAATATGCTGCAAATGCATATCAGACGGCTGGATTGTCCGCAAATGAATATATGGAAACTGTCACAGGCTTTTCGGCGTCGTTGTTACAGAGCTTGGATGGAGATACAAAGGCAGCGGCTGAAAAGGCAAATGTAGCGATCACAGATATGTCCGATAATGCAAATAAGATGGGTACCTCGATGGAATCCATCCAGAATGCATATCAGGGATTCGCAAAGCAGAACTACACGATGCTCGATAACTTGAAGCTCGGCTATGGCGGTACCAAGGAAGAGATGCAGCGACTTTTGGAAGATGCGGAGAAGCTATCAGGACAGAAGTTTGATCTATCATCATATGCGGATATCGTAGATGCTATCCATGTTGTGCAGACAGAAATGGGTATCACAGGCACTACGGCAAAGGAAGCGGCAACAACAATTCAGGGATCTGTGAACATGACGAAGGCGGCATGGCAGAATCTTGTCGTTGGAATCGCTGATGATACACAGGATTTCGATGTGCTTGTCAATAATTTTGTTGAATCCGTAACGACTGCTGGTAATAACATTCTGCCACGAGTGGAAATCGCTTTGAAGGGTGTTGGTACGCTCGTAGAGAAGCTTGCACCGATCATTGCTAAGACGGTACCGAATATCGTATCAACGACGCTGCCGAGTATGATCAAAGCAGGCACAAGCATGATCCGGGCGTTGCTGGATGGATTGCTCAAGGCGGTGCCAGAGCTAATACCATGCTTTAAGGACATTATCAATCAGCTGATTGAGGTGATAGTGGACAATCTGCCACTGATCATCGAAGCGGCTGTTACGATAGCCGGAGCAATTGTATCTGGACTTGTAGAAGCGTTGCCGGATATACTCA